CAAAAGTAAAATAGTTTTGTGATGATGTATTAGCTTTGAACATGATTCGCTTTTTATCTTCATCAAAGAATACAAAAGCTAATATATCGCAAGTGTAATGTTTATAAGTTTGCGACATTGACCTTGAGTTCTCAGCAGCAAAGATAAACTTCTTTTCTTTAGTAGCTCTTCTGCTTTTAACTTGTACTGTATATTTAGCTGAACCAAATTCAACCATTAAATCAGCAGGATGTTTTTCTTGGGTGGGGTAACAAAAGTCAGCGTACTCAAGCAAGAAGGTTTGGACTAATGATTCGCCTAAAGCACCAAGTCTTGAATTAGCTTGATGTTGGTCTGATGTTTTTCTTGGCACTTTTACATAAAGCTAGTTTTCTTGAATTCCTAGCTGCTCTGTTAGGACTGTCTACAGTCGCGTATTTTGACCTTAAAATTTCTTCTGATGCTTCTAGCCAAGCACCCATCTCCATTAAGGCTCTTGTTCTTCTAAAATTCATCCAACCAGTTATACCCATTTGAAACGTACAATCAATTGCAACCTCTTGGGCAAGTGGTGGGAATGTACGGAATACACTCCAATTTTTATCTAAGCTAGCTATTACTCTTTCTATGTCATTTTCTAAAAGATACATAGCTTCATCTTCTGATATGCCATTAGCTTCTAAGTTCCTGCCTACGCCTATTGTTAATTTACCAGCACTACAATGATAAGGTTGACATACTAATCCCTCATTCTTGATTAGCATTTCTTTTATATTATCGTACATTTTATTTTGTTAATCCTTTTGTTTTTTCATAACTTCTCATTCCACCAAGTCCTAACATACCCATTAATACAGGCAACATAGTTGATGTATCTGCTTGAGGTACGTCAATACCAAAAGGTGCTAATAAAGGACTAATTAAAAAGTTTACTGCAAAACCTGCAACACATACCCATGCTGTTGCTGGTCTCCAAGAAGATTGAAACCAACTACCTTTGGCTTCTTCTTTGTTTACTTCTATTTGTGCTTTAGCAATCTCATGGATGTGCTTTTGCGACATAGTTGCAAGTTCATAAGCTATTTGTTGTTTGGTATCAGCATCAGGAATGAATTTATCTAGGATTTTGCTGATAGGTTGAATAAGTTTGTCTATCATAAATTGATGTTTGTTAGATTAAACCTCTAACGATAATAGTAATTAAGGATGCAACTATTGTGGTAAGACCGCCTAATAGCCAAAGTTTCATACTATTTATTGATGCTTGTAAATCATCAGTTTTCCTATAAATAGTTTTCCATCTTTCTTCGCACATTTTTTCATGAACTCTTAAATCTGAATGTACGTCATTAGCGGTCTTTCTAGCTGGCATTATTCTTCCTCTACTACCTCGACCTCTTCAGGATTGATAGCTCTATCAAATGATTCAATCACTAAGTTTTTGTATTCATTAGTAATGACATAATCATCATAAGCATCTTGAAGTCTAGCTAGTTTTTTACCAGCTACATTTAATTTAGCAGCTAAAGCCATTTGCTCTTCGTTTAAATCAGAAGCTCTATACTCTGTGCCATTATATGTAATTACTACTGGTTCTTGGTTTTCCATCTTATTCTCTTCTTTACTCATTTAACTCTCCTATAAGTTTATTTTAATTAAATTATATACTAAGAATTTAGTGTTTTTGTAATAGATTTTGGATTTTTTTGCTCTTCTATTTGTGCATCCAAACTTGCTTCTAAATTAGCAACTTCTTCTTCACCCATAGCACCAATAACCCAACCTTTAACCATATCTGCTGTTACCTCAGCAAATGCAGTAAAGTCTGATAAATCAGATGTATCTATTGATTGTGTACCATAAGATGATGCTGAATAATCGCCATCTACTTTTGATACTGACCAATGCACGTTATAAATAACGTCATCATGTCCTTCTTCATGTGGATGTACGTCTACTGTGTTTACATTCCATTCCATTTTTATTCTCCTTTAGCCTTCTAAGGCTTCTATTCTTGATTTTAAATTATCAATTATTGTTTGTTGTTCTTGTATAGCTTTCGTTAAAAGAGGTACAAGTTTGCTATGGTCTATTCCTTGATAGTCAGGATTACCCTCATCATCAACTGCATCTTTTTCACCTGTAACAGCTTGAGGAACTATATCTTGTACTTCATGTGCTAAGAAACCATCAACTGTTATATCTCCTTCTTCTATAAAATTAAATCTAGCTGGTTTTAATTGTGCAACTCTATCTAAAGCATTAAAGTCATAATCTACATTTTCTTTTAATCTGTAGTCTGATGATGTTTGGTATGTTGTACTTGTAAAGCCTATAACTACAGCACCAACCTGTGTATTATCATTTCTTCTAAAAGAAATACCTGTTCCACTAAAACCACTAAGACCTCTACCATGTCGAACTCTCATAGCATCAGAAACACCACTAGAATTTTTATGAACTGTTAATTGAGGATTAGCAGTATCATCAACAACATGAAGTCTTCCATCAGGTGATGTAGTTCCAATTCCAAGACCATTTGAGGTCAATCTCATTCTTTCTGTGCCATTAGTTTGTATAGCTAATTCAGCACTTCCATTTTGTGTGTTTATATAATTAACACTTGAAGTAGAACCTATAGCAAGTTGTGTACCATTGTTGTCTATATAAACATTATTACCATCTGAACCTGTGTTGACTGTTAAGGGTGCTGAAGGACTACTCGTTCCAATTCCAACATTGCCATCGCCTCTAATTCTCATTAAGCTATTATTATTATAGTCTCTAAAATCTGCTGAATAGTTAGAAGAACTACTACCACCGTTAACAACAATACCTGAACCTGTTGAACTTTCAGTGTTTACTAGATGTGCTGCTAAACCATTAGCTTTACTACTTTGTACGTTAAGTTTTATTGCTGTTCCTGAAGTAGTTCCTAGTAATAAATCACCACCTGCATTTATTCTTGCTCTCTCACTACTACTTGTAGCAAATATTATTGGTTGTGCTTCATAATTCCAAAGTTCAGCGTTACCAGCACTTCCAATACCAACTAAAAATCCATTAGACCCTGATGTGCCTGTATCAGCAGTTGTTAAATGTATAAAGTTAGATGTTGCTGATGCTGCTTCATTTATATGTAGCTTTCTGTCAGGACTACTAGTTCCAATTCCAACATTAGTGCCATCAAATACAAAATTAGATTCACCATTTAATGTATCAGCAGTATCACTACCTGTAATAACTCTATTATCAGCATTGTTATTAATGGTTGTTGAAGTTCCGCCTGAAGCTGTTGTAAAAGATAAATTACCAGCACCATCAGTTGTTAGAACCTGACCATTTGTACCATCAGTAACATTTATTTCTGATATACCAACTGTATTTGAATCAATAGAAGCTGATAAAGCTACATTACCAGTTCCATCAAAAGAAACTGCTGAAGCTGTTATATCTCCTGTAATACTAAAATCTCTTGCAGTTGCTAAAGCTGTTGCTGTTCCTGCATTACCTGTAGCTGAAGCTGCAACTACATTTAAAGCATCTACAAATGTTTTTGTAACTCTAGTATCAATAGCACTATTTGCTCTAGCATCTGTGTAATAAAGATTTGTAGTTCCTTCGCTGACTGTATCAGTATCACCTTGTGTATAAGATAAAACACCTGTTGTTGAGTTATAAGATAATTGTGTTGAATCTTCGCTTATAGAAGCTCTTGCCCTAGCATCAGTATAGTAAAGGTTGCTTCCTTCTGATAAATCAGATGTAGATTTAGAACTTAAATCTAAGTTAGCACCTGTTTGTAAATTAACCCTAGCATCTGCTCTTGCATCAGTATAGTAAAGGTTAGTTGACCCTTCTCCTATATCATCAGTATCTAGTACAACAGCACCAGTTAGTGTGTTTACACTTGTTACTGGAGCGGTAGATTGAGTAAAGCTAATAACACCAGTTGAACTATTGTAAGAAATATCACCAGTTGCAGATATAGCACTTCTTGACCTTGCATCTGTATAGTAAAGATTAGTTGTTCCCTCAGATACATCATCAGTATCTTTGGTTGCTAATCTTGTATCGAATCTAGCATCAGTATAATAAAGATTACTACCTTCAGATAAATCACTTGTAGATTTGCCTGTAAAGGCAGTATCAAATCTTGCTTGCGTATAGTAAAGATTAGTTCCTTCTGCTAAGTCTCCAGTATCGTGATTAGATAGGCTAGAAACTGTACCTGTTACATTACCTGTAACTGCTCCTTCAATATTTGCAACTAAAGTACCAAGTGAATTAAGAGTAATATTACCTGTAGCACTACCATCTGCTGTTGTTAATCCTAGTGTGAATTTATCAACAGATTCATCCCACATAAAGATACCATTATCAGCAGTACCTCTATTAATAAGCATACCTGAATCATTTACAGGACTACCTGTTAATCCTGCATTAAGCTGGAATAAGTTATCTTCTATATCTAAGTTAGTAGTATCAAGAGATGTTAGTGTGCCATTAACTGTTAAATTACCTGCTACAGTTAAGCTGTCTGCAATTTGCACATCATCAGGTAATGTTAGTGTTATATTTGCAGACTCACTTCCACTACCTGATACTGAAATCTTATTAGCTGTACCTGTTACTGTTGCAACATAATTGCCTGTAGTATCTGTTCCTAATGCAACTGAATTAGCAGCTACACTTGATGCTTGTATTCCTAATGCATCAACAAATGCTTTAGTTACTCTTGCATCTATAGCAGCATTAGCTCTTGTATCTGTATAGTATAAATTTGTATTTTCTGTTAAATCAGCAGTTGTTTTATTACCAAATGCAGAATCAAATCTTGTACTTGTGTAATATAAATTAGTTGTTCCTTCACTTAAATCATCTGTATCTTTAGATGTAAAAGCTGAATCAAATCTAGCTGTTGTGTAATATAAATTAGTGCCTTCTGCTAAATTAGTTGTAGACTTAGTTGCTAGTCTTGTATCAAAATCTGTATTTGCTCTAGCTGTTGTGTAATATAAGTTGCTACCTTCTGTTAAATCACCTGTATCTTTAGTAGCTAATCTTGAATCAAAATCTGTATTTGCTCTTGCTGTTGTGTAGTAAAGATTAGTATTTTCAACAACTATAGAAGTATCAAGTGTTGATGTAACTGCTTGATTAGAACCATTACCTATAAATATCTTGCCATTATTTAAGTTAGGAGTAGCGTTGCTTCTACCAGCACCACCTACTTTAATCGAACCAGCAGTTGCATGACTTCTTATGACTTTACCTATATTCTGTATTTGACTTGATTCACCTGTTGGGACTGTAGTTGTATAAGCACCTGCTGTTGTAGACACATAAAGTATTTGCCCTTCAGATACTCCTGAAGTATCTAATTCTTCAATAGTACCAAAAGTAACTACTTGTAATGCAGCGTTATCATTAGCATCAGATAAAGCTAATCCAAATGCAGGCATTTTAGAAGCATCATCTGCTTTAGCTTGAGCAACTGTTGGCACATCACCTGATACACCTGATATATAAACTACGTCACCTTTTGATAAAGCACCATCAGCTTTAGCATTAAATCTTATACCACCTTCTAAATCACCAATAAACTCTTCGCTTGCTGTAACAATATTAAAAGTAACATCATCAGTTGTAGCTACAGCTTGTCCTATAGCAATACTAGGAGTAGAACCTTCACCAGTTCCACCTGTTACTGTTACACCAGTTCCACCTGACATAGATTGCACATAATCACCTGTGGTATCTGTACCTAAAGCAATAGAATCAATTTGTGCTGTAGTTGTAATAGTAATATCACCACTACCATCAAAAGAAGCTGAACCTGCAACATCTCCTGATAAAGATATAGTTCTTGCAGTTGCAAGTGTAGTAGCTGTATCTGCATTACCTGTTAAGTCTCCAGTGACATTTCCGACTAGGCTTCCAGTAACATTTCCAACGACATCTCCTGTTAAGTTACCTGTAAATGTATTAGATGCAGTAATACTAACACCTGTGGTAATCCAAGCACTATCAGTACCATTTCTTATTTTTAATACATTACTTGATGTATCTACCCATAATTGATGAGCATAAGTAGTTGATGGTTCAGTTGAACCGCTATTTGTAGTTGCAATAGCTCCTAAAGCATTATTTAAATCTGCTCTAAAGTCTGCACCTGACTGGTTTGCTATGTTGTAATCGTGTTGTGCCATATTAAAATCCTATTTTATATATCTTAAATCATTCAGGGATAGTTGGAAATATAACATCATCAATATTATTTGTTGTTTGATGTGTTGATGGTAAATCCCTTAATGCTTGTCTATATGTTGCCCATTCTTGTTTTTTTGCATCAGATAGTGGACTATCATTAAATTGTGTCCAGTCACTTGCTAATAATTGTTTATCTCTTTTACTTCTTAATTTAAACAAACATACTTCTATAAGTTCTGCTTCAGTTTTTTCTATAGCAGCAATAGTTATTAAATTATTTTGTTCGTCAAAAGTTGTTTGAACTATATGTGTATCTAAGTTTATATCAGTAAATTGTTTATCAACAGGAATCCAATCGTTGCTATCGTCACCTTTATTCTTTTGTTCACCAATTAGAATCTTGTTATTGTCATAATCCCATTTTGCCCACATATTAACCTGCCCTTAATCCTGCATATACGCCTTGTATTTTATTTAAAGTAATACTTCCTGCATTTCTTTTAGCATATAATTTTAAATCACAATATGAAAAAACTTTTTGATTGAAAGAACCTGAGATAGATTGAGATACTGGACCACTATTAAAATTATGGTCTTGCCCTGATTCAGCAGCAGTATATGTTGTAAAAGATGTAAAATCTCCTGCGACAGTCATAGCATATAAAGTTACCTTTAAATCCATTTCTAAACCACCGCTTGTTTGTGTAGCTGATATCACAAAACTGAAAAATGGAGTATGCCCACCATCTGCTGTTGTTATATCAGGTGCGGATAAACGTATTGTTGAAATTAAAGAATAAGATGTTGATAAAGAATTACTAGTAGCAACATTTACAGGTTCTAGTTTATCTATATCACCTGAAATATTGTCAGCAGTAAAATTAGTAACTGTTATAACACTTGCATCAATAGTACCTGCTGATAATTTAGTAGCAGACAAGCTATCTACTTTTGCATCTGTTATAGCACTATCTGCTATTTGTGTAGTATCTACACCACCTGATTTAATAATTAAATTACCGCTACCATCAGAATCTAAAGTGACATCATCTATTTGTATATTATCTGCACTTAAAGTGCCAGTTGTTATATTATCTGCATCAAGATTAGTAACTGCTACGTTAGAAGCATTTAATGTTCCAGTTGTTACATCATCAGCAGATATAGTTCCAAATACACCTGATGCAGAAGTTAATGTTCCTGTAGCTATATCATCTGCAACTATAGTATTAGCTGCTATGTTTGCTGATGTAATTGTGCTTGCTGCTATTTCAGATGTAGTTATAGTTCCAGCTACTATTTCTGTAGCTGTTACTGCATTTGCAGCAATACTATCTTGATTAACAGCATCAGTAGCTATTAAAGCATTAGTTACAGCATCATCAATAATCTTAGCTGTAGTTACTGCATCATCTGCTAATTTATCTGTTGTGATTGCACCATCTGCAATATCTGCTGCAACTGTTGGCTCATCTGCAACAGTAAATGTTAAAGTAGCAGCAGAAGATTCTGAACCTAAAACATTTAATGAGGTTACACTAGCAACATAATTAGTACCCTTAGGAATAAAGTTTAAATCAACAGAAGTTACATCTACTATTCTATTTAATACTTGATTACTTAAACTATCTACAACATTAACTCTATATTGATAATCAGGAAAATCAGTTGGAAGATTCCAAGATAAAAAAGGTCTACCTATAGAACTAGAATCTGTATCAGTAAATGATAAACCTGTTGGAGCTTTTACAGCATAAGCAGAAGGCGTATCAGCTAATTCTTCAAAATCTTCTTGCGGTGGTATTTCCCATGTATAAACATCAAAATATTCTATTAAGCTAACTGCAACTAAACCATCTGACTGTAATTCTAATGCTTCGACACGACAAATTTTGCCTGAGAATCCTAAAGCTGTATAAGTTAAATCTACTATATCTCCTACATTTAACTTATACATTTCAGGAGTTCCTAAGAACTGCATAGTTGTTTGATTTCTACTTCTAGTAAGAATTGCTTTACCCATGTTATAAGCAATATATGGGTCTGATACATAAGGAAATTCAGCTTTTATTTCTAATATCTCATCATTATCATCTGAGTAATATTCAGGACTTGCATCGTGTAAAACTGTTGCTGTATCTAATTCATATTTTTTATTAGCATTAAAGAATTCAATAATAACCTTATTTGCTTTTTTATCTTTATTGCCATAATCAACTGATATACCTGAATCAGAAATAATATGACTATCAGTAATACTAAAAGTAGATGTGCCTGTATCTTCTATAGATAATTCATATTGACCATTAATATAAAGAAAAATACCTCGCATATTTGCAAGCAATTCTTTTGCATTGTCTATCACATTATTATTAGTATCTAAATAACCATTACAATGAAATCTTCTTACTTTTGCTAATGAAGTACCTGTTTGTTCTGCATAGGTTGCCCCTAAAGTACCAGCAAAATAAATTTGTAATTTAACACCCTGACGATAAAAATGAGTTCTTTGAACTGCTGTAATAGGTAATGAATTTATAACAACATTTCCACTAGAATCTTCTAAGGTAAATAATTCACCTACCTTATTTTGCCACCATCGCAATCCACCACCACTTCCAGCTGCT